CATTACCATCGAAATCTCCTTTTAAGTATTTGTTGTTAGACAACAATAAGCTATTGGAACCTTTGCAACAATCAAATGGTGTGTTTTGGCCAATAACACCTGCAGTAATTGTGCAGAACTCGGCAAACTACAATGCACTAGCACAGACACACAGCAACTATCCTTTTCAAGCATATCAAAATTCACAAGTAGACACTATTAGTATTGTGGGAGAATTTCCAGTACAAAATTCCGATGATGCCAAACATTGGATAGCCACAGTAAAATTTTTAAGAACAATGAGCAAAATGTCTTTTGGAAAATCCGAGGATCAATTAAAAGGTTCACCGCCACCAATTATGCATTTGTCAGGATATGGAGATCATGTTTATGATAAAGTTCCGGTGGTGATAAATCAGTTTAGTGTTGAATTAAGACCCGGCATTGATTATATTTCTACAAAACAAGCAGAAGTTGGAAGTTTGGGTGGAGTTGGCGTCGACGGCGAAGATATGAATAGATTTAACCAAGATGCAGACATGGCGGCCGATGCCTCGTGGGCACCGACAATATCAACTATTTCTTGTATGGTAACTCCAGTATACAGCAGAGACACAGTTAAAAACTTTTCACTGAAAAAGTTTGCTGATGGATCACTAGATAAAGAAAGAGGGATAGGATTAGTATAATGGCTGACTATTCAAACACATCACCATATCACGATACACCGCAAAATTCAATTAATTTAGAACCATTGGTTCCTAGAACGATAACAGCAGAAGCAGATGATCAAACATACACAATAGAAAGAACATATGCTTACCGACCAGATCTATTGGCTTATGACCTTTATGGCACACCGAGACTTTGGTGGGTGTTTGCACAGAGAAATCCAGATGAAATAGAAGATCCAATATATGATTTTAAACCTGGAGTAACAATACAATTACCCAAGGCAAACAACATCTCTAACGATTTAGGAATATAAAATGTCTGAATACGATGAGTACACAGGCAGACCAAAAAACTTTAGGGATTCTTCTTTTGTTTCCAATGAAAAAGACTATCTAAAACGAGCATCCAAAACGGTTAGCAATAAAATTAAGAACAATATAACGAAGAAAATCTCTGACACAAAAAACGACTGGTTCAAGAAGTTTACAGGTGGTGATCTCTCATCGTTTGGTGTTGTAAAAGATAAAGAAACAACAACAGACAATGAAGTCGGCTTACTAGAAAACGTACTACACAAGTTTGCAACCTTCAACACAATTTTTACAATAAGTGGGCTGTCCGAAGATGAATTAAAAAGTCATGCATACATGAAGAATCCTGTGCATGATATTATTGCGAGATCCGGAGGGATAGGAGATCCAAAAGTTAGTAATGGCAAATACCAAGAACAACAAAACGAATTAAAAGCAGAAGCTAAAGAAACCAAGCGAGGAACATTCCTTCATGGTAAAACGGCTAATAAAAAATATGATCCAAAAGAATCTGCTTTTATCCTAAGCAGAGGATTAGATCTGTTTATTGAAAACTTTACTATGTTAAGCACTGTTGGTCCAAATCCAGACAGAGGACTAGCAAACATAACAAAAATGAATTTTGATTTAATAGAACCGTTTGGTACATCACTTGTAGAGAAAGTCAAAGCGGCAACATTTATAAATGGATACAGAGATTTTATGGATGCTCCGTTACTACTAACAATAGAATTCAAAGGCACAGACGAACACGGAAAACCAATCACCAGTGAAGATAAAAACTATGTACGGAAAATTCCAATACTAATAGTTAGGGTTGAATTTGACCTAGATCAATCAGGAACAAAATATCAAATAATTGCAGTACCATTCGGTGATTTAGCTCATGACGATAGATTTAAATTTCCACGTACCCAAATAACAACCAGTGTAGACAGTGTGGGCGAATGGATAAAAGAGGTTACAGAACAACTGGACCTAGACCAAGATAAGGAAATAAAAGAAGGGATAAGACAGTACAAAGATCAATACGAGTTTTATGTGTCGTCGGAAGTTGCTGAAAAGGCCAAGTACGCTAAAACCTTACAAACAACAATAGCAGAATCTAATGCAAGTTTCCTTGAAAAGTTTTACAACAACTGGATAGCAGGAGATAAAACCAAAATTGATTTTACTCCCAAAATCAAATTAGCAGAAGCACAGGTAGACGGACAGACAAGTCTAGTAAAATATTTTGAAGATGCTATCAGAACAGGTGAGGGATATTCTGCTATTGCAGATAGATTTTGGCAGTACTGGCATATGCAAATGACACAATCTTCTGGAGGTTCTCCTAGTCAACAGTCAAAGACTAGCGACGGTGCAGACGATTATGACGGATTAATGAAGTTTTACAGCAGTAGTGACTTTCGAAACAAAGCGAAAGACAATCAATGGATACCTTGGTTTGAAATTAAAGTTGACGTTGACACACCTAATCCAAGCATAATTGATAGGATAAGAAAAGTAAGTCCAAAAAGAATAATTTTTAAAGCAATACCAAAAAAATTGCACTGTTTAAAATTCTTTCCGCCAGGAGTTAGTTTAGGATTTATGGATTGGTCCAAGTGGGTTAGAAAACAGTACAACTACATATACACAGGTGACAATGTGGACGTACAAAATTTGCGAATCAATTACAAGACTGCATACTATCTTAGAAACGTCAGACCGTTCAAAGACGAATATAAATCCAAAGGAAAATATGAAGACTTCCAAGAAAATCTCATAAAAGTTTTTGGGAATGAAGATTCTGATATTAGAATTGAGCCAAGTATCCAAATGGGTAAAAACACAATGAATGCAGGTTCGAACAAATCACAACAGTTCTACGATTACATAACAAATCCGCAAGTGGATATGATGAAACTAGAATTAGAAATACTAGGAGACCCGGCATTTATTTGTCAGGATCAATTTATAGGTATACACCAAGACAGAGCTAAAAAACCAGAAGGGATTGGTCATGGGGTAATAAGCAAAAAATTCGGCAGTTTTAATTCAGAAAATTTTCAACCATTAATTCAATTAAATTTTGTAAGACCGCCCGACGACATAGATGATCAAGTAGGCATATATGTACGCCACGCCGGAGCAGGCACTAAAGCAGAAAACACATTTTCTGGAATATATCAAGTGGTTAAGGTTGATTCGAAATTTAATCAAGGACAATTTCTACAGACGTTGCATTGTGTTAGAATGAATCAGCAACAGGCAGGTAATGCCGGAGCAGTGATAGAACAGCATATTTCTAAAAATTATGAAGAAAAAGGACAGCCGGTAGTAACTTTAGGTGGCAGTAAAAATGCTGACAAACTTGCTAGATTAAATGACATAACTAGCGATGTTGACATGGGTGCCGCATGGGGTAGAATAAAAGGAAAAGCTTCTAGCTGGGCCAAAAAGACAATTAAAAATGCTAAAGATAAAGCCAATGACAACGACTACATGCCGTAGGCAAGGATAAATTAAAGTATGAGTTATAAAATAGGCGGAGGCTTTTCAGACACACAGGACAATTCAAAAAACTTCAATCAAAAAGGTAGTTCGAATGATGCCGGTCCGTACATAGCAGTTGTCAAGAACACAATTGATCCTCTCAAAATGGGAAGGCTAGGTGTGGTAATTCCTGAACTGTCTAAAACAGACGGGCATGATATTAATCCATCACAGGTTATTTGGTGTCAGTACCTGTCACCGTTTTATGGTGCAAAGCCTTTCAAAGCAAATACTAAGGATCCATCAGAAGGACCTCAACAACGATCATATGGTATGTGGGCTATTCCACCTGATGTGGATACCAACGTATTAGTAATATTTGCCAAAGGTGAAAAAGGACAAAATAGTGCGTTCTGGATGGGCTGTATACAAGAACCATTAACGAACCAAATGATACCTGGAAACGGTTCATCGGAAAACACAATAAACAACTCAAACAAAATTAGTAATAGAGAAAGACAGATAGGTGCAAACGCAGGATCAAAAATAAAAAATTATGGTACAAATTTTTTACCGATACAGGAAAAAAACAAAAAAAGATATGGTGATGGAGAAACAAACCTCACTATGGATAAATGGGAGTTTCCAGTTAACACAGTTTTAGCAGACCAACTACTTGCAGAAGGATTAATCAAAGACGACACTAGAGGCACAACGTCATCAAGTGCAAGAAGAGAAACACCTAGCAGAGTGTTTGGATGGAATACACCAGGTGGAATAAGCAAAGACTCGAGAGAATTAAACATTGGGGTGAACAACATGCCTATCCAGGTGGACAGAGATCTCGGTCATTGTTTTGTTATGGACGATGGAGATGTATCCGGAAGCAATAAACTTGCGAGGATTAGAACAGCATCTGGACACCAGTTATTAATGCATGACACAGATGGTGTTGTGTATCTTGCAAACGGTTCCGGAAAAGCATTTATAGAAATGTCCAAAGACGGAACAATCAGCATATATTCTGCATCAGGCATCAACATAAGATCCGGCGGAGATTTTAATGTACACTCGGACACAAATGTTAACTTTCATGCAAGAGGTAGTTTAAACTTTACATCAGAACAAAATGTTAATCTTAACGCAGGATTTAATGTCAACACAATGGCAAAAAATTCAATACAAAATTCATCTCAAGGAGCAGTAAGGACATATGCTGGATCTGTTCTTTCATCATACTCAGGCGGTGGGACAATGGTTGGTGCAGGTGGGCAAGTACACATGGCAGGATCGCAAGTACACATGAATTCAATCCCTGCATTTAAATCATGGGGACCTAGTTGGCTAGTGCCAGAACATGGCTCTGTGGGAATAATCACAACAGACGGTAAAGATATTGACATAGAAAAACCAATCAAAGAAGGCGGCAAGCCAAATACTATGGATGTTACAACCACAGTATCAGATTTTGTAACACACGAACCATACACTAGAACCAGCAGTGAAGCACGTAAGAAAAACTTCATTAATGATGCAATGGCTCTGATAGCAAAAGAAAATCCAAAAATGATGCCGGTTGAGTTGAGACAAATTAAAGACAAATTAATGTCAAACAAAACTATTTCCGGAGTATCCTCTCAGGTTAAAAAAATGGTAGCATTAAACGATAACATAAATTTAAATATTAGCCAGATCAAAGGCCTTGTAACTAAGGCAAAAAATGTAGAAAGTTTAATAAAAAATGAAGCATTGGCATTTGTAAAAGGAAAAATAACAGCGTTCAAAGGTCAATTAACATCAATAGCAAAAGGTTACGCAAATACGGCTGTAAGTGCTGTGAGAAGTTTCTTCAGATTTTAAGGATTAAATATAGTATATGGCATACGATTCAAATTCATCAAATAGCACAGGCGCTGGGAAAGTTACTTTCAAAGGTTTTTCGTCAAGAGCAGAATATCAAAATTTTAAACTATACGATTTTGAAGTTGCCAAGCAGGATCTAATTAATAGATTATCAGTGCGTAAAGGCGAACGTGTTGAAAATCCAGAGTTTGGTACGATCATATATGATGCTATATTTGAACCCTTCACAGAAGCTCTAAAAGACGCAATACTCGAAGATGTAACAGAAAATTTAAATGCTGACCCTAGGTTATCTACAAACGATATAACAGTCACTGAAGCAGACTCGGGCATAGCTATACAGGCGTCAATAACGTATGTTCCACTAAACATCACAGAGAAGCTACAATTCAACTTCGATGAGAACTCCCTGTTACGCCTATCTTAAAGTACGCACTTAATATATCCTATAAATACCGTTGTTAATATTAATAAAAAACAATGGCCACTACAGATAGACAAAATAGATTATTAGTTGCAGAAGATTGGAGAAAGATTTACCAATCCTTCCAACAAGCAGACTTTAAATCCTACGATTTTGAAACACTTCGTAGAACAATGGTCAATTACCTTAAAGAAAATTATCCAGATGACTTCAATGACTTTGTTGAAAGTTCTGAGTATGTAGCACTCTTAGATCTAATAG